TGCCTTTTGTGGGTCCGCACACCGGCCAATTACTTGCAGCCGGTAAAAATATCGAATTCGTCAAAAGGGCACTAAAAGACTTTGAACAAACCGCATATTACACCGGAGCCAGCCTGTCGCAGATTGAATTGGCTTTTTACGGATTCAAACAGATTTCATCTGTCGGAACATTGCAGATGGAGGAACTGCGACAGGTAACAGAAAACTTAAACCTCCCGCTACAATGGGTTATAGAGGAACTAGGTCTGACGGGCAAGGCTGCAAAGAATCTCGGGGATGCCGCCATACCGGCCAACGAGGCTATGGAGGCTATTCTAAAGACCATGGAGAAGAGATTTCCGGCCAAAGATATGCAGGACGACCTTCTGGCCTTGGAATCCGCATTGAAGGAGACGGGACGAATGTTCCTATGGGCCTTTGGACGGGGGATGAGCGGGCCGGTGATGCGCATCATGCAAGATTTGTCTGCTCAACTTGACCCGACCGGCAAGAAGTTCAATAGCTTTGCAGGTTCGCTGGAATATGCAGGTAAGGTAGTAGGCGAAAAGCTGGAGCAAATTTATAAGGACGTCAAGGAATTCCTGGATAAGTTCAACCAGGGCGAGCTAAAGAATATGGGCCTCGGAGACAAAATTATTTACGGTGTTGAGTACGGGCTGGACGAAGCGAGCAAATGGTTGCAAGGCGCGGGCGGTAAAAAGGTCGAGAAGGTCTTTGTTGAAATGGCCGAGATAGCGGGACGGGCATGGATGACAGCCCTGGGGGCATCCTTGAAGGGGGCTGGAAATGCGGTCAAGGAAGGCAACTGGGGAGGTGCTGCGGCGCTGGGCGGCATGGCCTGGATGCTTGGCGCAGGAACACTGCTCGGCATGGGAGGAAGGGCTGCTGTAGCTGGTGGCAAGGGCCTGTGGAAAGCTGGTAAGTGGTTATTCGGTAAAGGCTCGAAAGCCGCAGATGCTGCAGCAGATGCAGCCAAGGTCGCCAGTGCAGCTGCAGGAGCCGCTGATGATGTTGCTGATATAGCGAAAACAACCAAAAACCTGAAGGATGCGGCAGAATCATTTAGGGCGGCTGCAAACGCTTCGAAAGAGGCAGAGAAAGCCGTAAAGACCGCAGAAGTGTTAAAGGCCGCCAAGCAGGCAGACCTTGAAAAAAGTGCGAGGTTACTAAAGGAACTGAAAAAAGAAGCGGCAAAATTCGGGGACGATATACCAAAAGGACTCTCAGGCAAAATAAAATCAGCTGATAAGGACGTTACCAAAGGCCGAGTTGACGTGAAAAAAGCGGCGTCACATCTTGACGACATGGTAAACATGAAAAGCTTTAAAGCATTAGAATATGCAAACGCGAGAGAAGGATTTGCTATTGCAAGAGATGTTGCAAACACAGCTAAAGCAACAAACCAGGTAGGGGGCGTAGCCAGCAAGACGGGCATATTCAGCAAAGTAGCAGGATGGCTCGGCAAAAACGGTGAGGATGTCTTAAAAGCAGGGAGTAAGTTTGCAGGAAAAGGCATTAAGGGAATACCCGTATTAGGCACACTTCTTGGTTTAACAGCAAGCGGAGCTGTTGTGGCTTCTGCAGCTCCAGAAAACAGAGGTAGAGAAGCTGCAGGAGAAGCAGGAAGCTGGTTAGGCGCCATAGGTGCTGGAGCTGGAGCCGGGGCTTTGGTTGGCACCCTCGGAGGCGGGCCAATCGGAACTGCAGTCGGTGGTATTGCCGGCGCCATTGGAGGCGCCATAGGCGGAGAAGCGTTCACCGAGTGGCTGTACGACCAGAAAGACGCAATAGCTTCAATGGGTGAAAAAGTCAAAACTGCGATTTCCGAGTTTGGGACAAAGGCAGGAGAATCCATCAGTGGGTTTTTCACGGAAACAATACCAAACTTCGTGACAGAGCAGATACCCTATGCCGTTGGCTATGTGACCGGTGCGATTGGAACTTTTTTTACCGCAACACTCCCCCAGGAATGGAATGACTTCTGGACAGCGGTGGGGAACTTTTTCACCGAGACAATCCCTGCTTGGGCGACTGGGGCATACAACACGGCGGTAAACTTCTTTACTGTTTCAGTCCCGACGTTTTTTACTGACCTATGGAATTCCGTGTATGGATTTTTCACCGAGACTATGCCGGACTGGGCCACAGGAGCATATGACAAAACAAACGAGTTCTTCACACAAAAAGTTCCAGAGTTCTTTGATGGTTTATGGAACAGTGTGAGCACTTTTGTGACCGAAAGTATACCGGAACATGCAAAAGAGTTAAAAGACAAAATCACTGGTTGGTTCGGAAACTTCAAGGACTGGGCAGGCGACATCTGGGATAAAGTAAAATCCAGCTTTTCAGCTGGGTATGAAGCCGGCTCAGACAGCGGCTCCAATGTTGCAAAACACGCCTATGGCGGCATCATGACGAAGCCGCACATGGGCATCGTAGCCGAGGCGGGGCCAGAAGCTATTATCCCACTGAGCCCGAGCAAGAGAAGCGGGGCATTGAGTTTGTGGCAACAAACAGGTCAGATGCTTGGAGTTACCCCTCACGCAGACGGCGGCATATTTGGGAAACTAAAAAGCGCCGGGAACGTGGTAAAGGAGTTTGCCGGAGACAAGATTTCGGCCATAGGTACCACCGCAAAAAAGGCGTGGGGCTCGATTAAGACGGTTTTTTCCACAGACAAGGCATCTGCTGCTGGCAATACCACTGAAAGCATTGCCATTGGTCTTGAATCTACAAGAAGAGGCCAGGAAAATGCAGTTAAGTCAATTTACAAACCTTATCAGAAAAAGATTGCCTCGATCACATCGCCCGACTTTGGCGAATATGAAAAAGTGCGAGAAATAGCTCACATGGCCAAGAATTTAAATAGGAGATTTGGCAAAGCAACAAAAATTGCTTCGAGGGTGGCGATACCATTATCGCTGCTTGCATCTGTTACCGAAATCATAGGGTTAGAGGACAAAAAGCGAGCCATTGTAAAAGAACTCGGCTCCGTTTTAGGCGCAGTAGGAGCCAGCGCTCTGGCTGGGGCCGGAACTGGCGCACTTGTCGGAGCTGGCGTTCTTTCCCCGGTGACAGCATTACTCGGATCGATAATTGGAGCTGGAGCTGGCGCATTTGGCGGCCAGGCTGTGGCGAATAGGCTCTATGACCGTTTTGCTTTCCATGCCGACGGCGGCATAATGACCAAACCACACATGGGCATCGTAGCTGAGGACGGAGCTGAAGGAATTATCCCATTAAGCCCGAGCAAGAGAAGCCGAGGGATAGACCTGTGGCAAAGAACTGGAGAAATTCTCGGTGTGCGGCCATACGAAGACGGCGGCATAGTAGGAGACGAACAGGAGCCACGACCAAAAGGAGTACCTACAAGCAGAGGCGGCCAGAACATCACAATCAAGGTGGAGGTAAAAGCGGAGCCCAGATTCACAATTGAGGGCAACGGAGACACCACTGATGAAAACAAAGTGCTGGCTGTTTTAAAGACTTATATTCGGGAAATGACAGACGATATTGGGGATGAACTCGCAGAGAGACTGGCTCGAATTTTCGCAAATATGCCGATGAAGGGAGGAACTGAGGCGTAATGAATATATACTTCACGGAAATAGAAACTGGCGCAAGGCTTACGCTTTCCATGCTCCCTGAAAAAGCAAAGCGCAAAGGAGATGCGCAGTTTCAAACCTACGACATTATAAACGTCGGGGAGGTTAAGATTCCAAAAGGCACAAACCTGTTGACGTTTTCGTGGAACGGGACCCTCCCTGGCAAAAGCCGTAGGAATGCCAGCTACGTAAAAAAGCAATACTGGCACAGCCCAGAAGAGATTCAGAATATATGGGAAAGGTGGAGAGCAAACGGAACCAAGCTACGGCTCATGGTAACCGAAACACCAATCAACCACGACGTGTATCTGGACAGCTACACAGCAGAGGCGACCGGAGGGAATGGCGACTACGAGTACAGTATTAGCTTTGTAGAAGCCAAACCGGTAGAGGTTTATACCGTAAACGAGCTGAGCATAAAACCAAGCACAAAAACCAACAGCACAACGACCAGGCCACCGGCCGCTAAGGCTGCAGCCAAAACCTACACCGTAAAAAGCGGAGACAGCCTGTGGAAGATAGCGCAGCAGACTCTTGGGAAGGGCGGGCGATATATGGAAATTTATAATCTCAACACAGATAAAATCAAGAACCCCAACCTTATATACCCAGGGCAAGTGCTGACGCTGCCCAGTTAGGAGGTGGCCGCCACGATAGACATTAGAAGACTAAAATACAAGTTAATTCTCGTAACGGCCACCGGCAAGCAGCTGGACATCACACAAGCAGCCGAAAGCCTCGGCTGGGAAGAAGGCGACGCAGAACTGGCAATGCGCATAGGGTTTACATTGCACAATACCAAATACGGAGGAAGCCAACTATCAAGCCTTGCGCAACCAGGATGCGTGGTGGTCGTTGTAGCTGACTGGGGCACCAGCAGCGAAGAAGTGGCCAGAGGAAGCATCCAAGAATGGGAACCAGGTCATATAGGGAGCGGCTCAACGACAGTTGATTTGTTGGCATATGACGAGCTTTTCAACCTTCAGCAGAGCCAGGATAACCGATACTACTCTGCGGGCACGGGAACAAAGGCAGCTATAACCGGTATATTTAACGACTGGGGAGTGCCGGTAGAAAAGTACGATGGTCCGGATGTAGCTCATGCGAAAACGCCATTTAAGAACGAATACCTGAGCAATATACTTCTGCAACTGTTGGACGACGCAGCTAAAAAAGGCGCTGTCAAGTGCATTATAAGAGCCAGCAAAGGAAAGGTAAGTGTAATACCAAAGGGCAGCAACAAAACAATATACCACTTCGATGAAGACACCAACGCCACACTTACCAGAGACAAAATAAGTACCGTGGATCTGGTGACAAGGGTGAAGATAGTGGGAAAAGAGGACAGCGAAGGGAGGCAGCCGGTAGAAGCTGTAGTTGATGGATTAACCCAACACGGAATCAGGCAAAGGATACAAAACCGAGCTGAAGACGACTCGCTGGATACGGCCAAATCAGCTGCCCAACAAATATTGGATGAGCAAGGGAAGCCATCCAGGACAATCGTGCTCGAAGGTCCGGACGTTCCGGTTATCCGCAAAGGAGATAAGATCCACGCCAAAGCAGGGACGCTTAATGGATATTACGTCACCAAATCGGTACGGCACGATGCAGCCACCCGTAGCATGACGATGGAATTAGAACCTGAAGAAGCAAAAGCATAAGGGGGCGAGAGCATGAACCCATCATCAGGAAATCCAGGGATAAACAAACTTGGGAAAGTACTGCAGCAGCGCATGAGGGAAACAAATGCATCGCCCCTCGTGCTTGATTTTGGAGCAATCCAGGGGGACTATAGCCTGTTGACCAATACCTATCCAATACCGATACCGAAAACAGACTACTTGGTATGCCGACAGCTGACCCTTGGAGAAACAGGCAGTAAACTAACAACAAGTGCAACAGATGGAAGCCACGACGTTTATAGTGACCCTTATCCAGAGCCAGTATATACGCACGTAGGAATAGGGATAAACCACAAGCACGACGTACTTATACCTGAAAAAATGCGGTGGTTAAAACCAGGAGACCGGGTTCTGGTGGCGTGGGTTCAGAACGACGCTGTGGTAATTGATGTCGTATTACCGGCGACAAAGATAGGAGGATGAGCATGGCAAACAAAAACCTGTACCCTGTCTTTGACGTTCCAGAAATCATAACGCCAGCTCCAGCAGAGGAGCAGAAATTCAAACCAAGCGTATACTTTGACTACGATCTGGGCGACTTCAGAAGAGACGGAGCCAACAAACTGGTGGTAGCTGACGGAAGGGAGGCATACCAGCAATGGTGCATTAAGACCGTACAAACAGAACGGCTCGAACGGATGGCGTACGGCAGCGATATAGGAACCGAGCTTGATGATGCGCTCAAGCAGGCAGACCACGAAGCTGTGGAATCTGCACTGGAAAGGACGATCACGGAGTCCCTCATGGTTAGCCCGAAGACGGAATACGTCCGAGGTTTTGAGTTTACATGGGACAGTGACGGCCTGCGCTGTGATTTTACAATCAAAGGTAAAGAGTGGGAAGAGCAGCGCTTAGGCGTAATTTTACAGACGTAAGGAGGTGGGAGATTTGTCGATACCTGAATTTAAGGCGCCGAGCTTTCTTGAAGGCCAGGATGCCGAAACAATCCACAAACGCATGATGGACATGCTGCCGCCGGACATTGACGATACCGAGGGCGGCTTTCCCTGGGATTTTACGAAGCCGACGGCGCTCGAAAAGGCCGAGATGTTGGAGTTTCACCTCCAAGAAACCATAAAAATCATGTTTCCTATGTGGGCATATGACGAATGGCTGGATTATCACGCAAATGGCAATGGACTAACAAGAAAGCCAGCTAATGCTGCATCAGGAACTTTGCTGATTGCTGGCATTCCCGGCACGGATATACCGGCAGGCTCCAAATTTGCGACGCCGGCAAAAGACGACACCCCCTCCATCGAATACCAGACAAACGAGCGGTATAATATCGGCGAAACCGGCACAGTAGAAATCCAGGTGACCGCCGTCGTGCCAGGAGCTGGAGGCAACGTGCCGGCAGGAACCGTAAGGCTCATGGTAAGGCCGATAGAGGGTATCACAAATATAAACAATGAGGAGCAGATAACCGGCGGAACCGAGATAGAAAGCAATGACGAGCTACGGATAAGGATAGACGAAGTCGACGCGGCCAGCGAGGAGAGTTTTGTGGGCAACGACGCCGACTATATCCGATGGGCGAAGGAAGTACCGGGCGTGGGCACGGCCTTAGTAGTACCAGAATGGAACGGCCCTGGAACGGTAAAGGTCATTGTAATTGATGCCAATGGACAGCCAGCCAATGCCGCGATTATTGAGGCGGTGTATGAAAACATCGTCTCCCCTTCCGACCGTCAGAAGCGAAAGGCTCCCATAGGCGCTACGGTAACCGTAGAGGCACCAGCAGCAAAGCAGATAGATTATGTCTTCCTGCTCGAAATCGAGACAGGTGAAACACAGGAGACTGTTCTTGAACGATTTAAAGCAGGACTTCAAATGTACTATATCCAGGCAAAGAAGGAAAAAGTGGAGCGCTACAACAAAATAGTGTCCATTTTGACCGAAACCA